CTTTCGGCTTGAAGCCTATTAATGCTATGGGGGGTACTAACCCTGGTAGCACTAATATGTACTTCATTGCCAGTAATGCGTCAGCTATTTTCCAAGGCTCACCCGTTCAAGCTGAACTTTCCGGTGGTACCGTCCAAGTGTTGGGCAACGCTACTGGTGATACAAAGCAAATCTTGGGCGTGTTTGCCGGTTGCGAATATGTTGACAACACTACAAAAAAACTAAAATTTTCCAATACATGGCCCGGCTCTGGGTCAGCAGACACTAACCATGACATCAAAGCGTTTATCTACGATAATCCGATGCAGCGATTCATTATTTGTTCCGATGGTACAAATACTGATAGAGCTACTGCAAAGGCTGATGTCTTTAAGACTGCTGAAATAGAGAACGCCACGAGCGGAAGCACAACCACTGGTATATCAACTGCACAGATTGATATCTCAACAGCAGAGGATTCTGATCCGTCAAATCCTTTACTGATTTTAGGCATCCAAGAAGATGTCGAGAATGCCGATCATAGTGCTGCAGGTATCCAGTATATTGTTAAACTTAATAATCATGTCTTCTTCAGTTCTGTTGGAGATCCTGATGCAGCAATCTCATAAGGGGGTATAACTATGGCGATATCTAGAGCACAGTTAGCCAAAGAGTTAGAACCAGGTTTAAACGCCCTCTTTGGCATGGAGTATGGTCGATACGAGAACCAACACTCTGAAATTTACACAACCGAGTCTTCAGATCGAGCATTTGAAGAAGAGGTGATGCTTTCTGGTTTCGGGGCTGCCCCGGTCAAGCAAGAAGGTTCAGGAGTATCATTTGATGATGCAAACGAGTCTTTCACTGCTCGATACAACCATGAAACCATTGCTTTGGCTTTTGCGATCACAGAGGAAGCCGTAGAGGATAATCTCTACGACCGAATCTCTGCGAGATACACAAGAGCACTTGCACGATCAATGGCTCACACAAAGCAGGTTAAAGCTGCAGCTGTATTAAACAACGCTTTTGACTCTTCCGTAACTGGTGGAGATGGCAAAGAGTTGTGTGCAACTGATCATCCTTTAATCACCGGTGGTACTTTCGCAAACGAACCATCAGTAGCTGCTGACTTAAATGAGACATCTCTTGAAGATGCCCTAATTAGTATTGCAGGTTTCGTTGATGAGCGTGGGTTAAAAGTGGCACTGCGTGGTACAAAAATGATTATTCCACGACAGCTACAGTTCACAGCAGAGAGACTAATGTCTTCTGTCTTACGATCTGCAACATCAGACAATGATGTAAATGCTATCAAATCAATGGGGATGCTTCCACAAGGTTATACTGTGAATGACTTCCTAACAGATACTGATGCTTTCTTCATCATGACTGATACACCGAGAGGTTTTTTACACTTTGAGAGAACACCTCTTTCAACGAACATGGAGGCTGACTTCGATACAGGCAACATGCGTTATAAGGCTCGTGAGAGATATTCCTTCGGTTTCTCAGATCCACGATGCGTGTTCGGATCACCTGGAGCCTAGGCTTCATGTCTTTCCTCCCAACTATAAAGGGCGAGTAAAATCGCCCTTTATTTTTATGTAAAAGTAATTTAGTATTAATTATAGTAACCTTGACAGTCGCATAACGTGGCTGACATTTGCCAAGACAAGGAGAATAACATGGCTAATACAACTTTTTCAGGTCCAGTCAGATCTGAAGGTGGGTTCAAAACCATCAATAAAAGCACCACTACTGGTGCTGTAACTGAAACGGGTTTTTCAGTAAATGCAACAGGACAGCTAATTTCTTTAGGCTCACGAAAGATTCAAACCTTTGTGGGTACTTTAGCATCCACAGATGCTGCGAGTACAGCGTATGCCGATGGTGACTGTCTTGTAGAGCTAGGGACTTTAAATACAGATCATCCCGATGAGCTAGTAACAGCGACAAAGTTCTTTATTCATAAGGCAGTGATTGGAATTACAACAGCAGCGGGTCAAACACTAGCAGGAAACTTGGCATTAAGTGCTACCTCTGGTACAGCGACAAATGCAGCCGTATCGGGCACTGAGATTGTTGGAGCGGGTGTTGCAGCCTTCTCTACAACATTGTCTGCAGCTCTATCAATAACTGAGATCGATATAAATTTTAACGCCACTGCGGGAAACTTTCATGTGTTTGAACCAAATGTGAGTGCAGCTATTGCTAATACCGCGTTGTATGCAAGAGCTACAACAACAGTGAACGCAGATATTACAGCAGGTAGGTTTACGGTTGAGTTAGAATACTCAGTGTATTAAGGGAGGTCTAAATGGCTGATGCAGTAGCCTCACAAACAATAGTTGAAGGTCCTAATAAGCTTGTAATGAAATTCACTAACATTAGTGACGGCACGGGCGAAAGTGCTGTTACCAAAGTTGATGTCAGTGCGTTAGCTACGGGTATTGATGGAGCCACATGCACTGGAGTTGCGATTGAGCAGATCTGGTGGCAGTGCACTGGAATGAAAGTAAGTATCTTGTTTGATGCTACGTCTGACGTTCTAGCTATACAGCTTGGCGAAAATCAAAGTGGACACCACGACTATAGATCTTTTGGTGGTTTAACAAACAATGCGGGTAGTGGTAAAACTGGCGATGTTCAGTTTACAACGGTTGGTCACGATAACACGGATACATACACTGTTATTTTAGCCATGCGTAAGAACTATGGCTAGTCGTAAGCGAGATAAACAACCGCCAAAAACTAAAAAGTATTTCCGCTCCACTAAGAAAGGGGCGGGAATGACAAAGGCAGGTGTGGCTCGATATCGTAGAGAGAACCCTGGTAGTAAACTAAAAACGGCTGTTACGAAGAAGAAAAATCTATCAGCTAAAGATAAAGCAAGACGTAAATCGTTTTGTGCTAGAAGTGCAGGTCAAATGAAGAAGTTTCCGAAAGCGGCAAAAGATCCAAATAGCCGTTTGAGACAAGCTAGAAGACGGTGGAGATGTTGATGAAAGAAGTAGTATTAGGTGTTACCACTATGGGAGTCTTTGGTGTGTTGTCTTGGATGGCGTTCACCTTAATTACTGTAGATAAAAGAACGGAAGTTATGTCTGTTAAGATAGAGCAGAATAATGAGATGTTGAAGCCTCTTTGGGAAGACTTCATTAGAAGGAGTGCAGCGTATGACAATAAGACGATCAAACATGGAGAAGCAAGTGTCAAAATCTGGAAGTAAAAAAGATGCATGTTACCATAAGGTAAAAGCTCGCTATAGGGTTTTCCCGTCAGCGTATGCCTCTGGTGCCATTGCAAAATGCAGAAAAGTTGGAGCAGCCAATTATGGAAAGTCTACAAAAAAGAAAGCTATGGGTGGAACCATAGAGGCAGATCAGCCACGCAAAAGACCTTTACCGAAAGGTTTTAAGAATGGTAAAAGCGTAATTATAGCTAAAGGTTGCGGTGTTGTTGATGGTGGTAAGAGAAAGCAAACTAGATTGTTCTAATGGCTGTTCGTAAGACAAAAAAGGGACTTGCTCTCAAGAGATGGTTTAAAGAAGACTGGAAAGATGTCCGAACAGGCAAGAAGTGTGGTAGACAAAAAGGGGAAAAGAGAGGCACCCCATACTGTAGACCCTCAAAAAGAATTAGTAAAAAAACCCCTAAAACAGTTTCCGAGATGTCAACTTCTGAAAAGAGAAAGCGGATAGCTCAGAAAAAAAGACTTGGTCAACCTGCGGGTAAACCAAGAAGAGTTCAATCAGCAAGAAGGAGAAAAACCAAATGATCCGACAACGAAAGAAAATGGCGATGAAGAAGAATGGCGGTAAGATCGCTATGAAGAGTAAAGGTGGTCGTATTGCCATGAAGAGTAAAGGTGGTCGTATTGCCATGAAGAAGAAGGGCGGTACCGTTTACAAGAAAAAAGGCGGTAAGATCGCTATGAAAAATGGTGGTAAAGTTATGAGCGTTGCAGCAGCTAAAAAGTTGTTAGAGGCTAAAGGCTTTACAGTAATGAAAAAGAAAAAGAAGTAATGAATGGCTTATTTACAAAGCAACATCCCACACTTCAAGTGTTGGGTGCGGAGAGAGTATACTCACA